GTTGGGCGCATGAACCTACGCGCGGCGTTGGAAAGCGCGGATCGGTATTGGGAGCGTACATGACAGACGACTGGCGCGAGATTGCAACCATAGAAACCGAGCACCCAGGACGCGGCTACTTACCCGTGCTCGTCTGGGACGATTACCACGGTATGGTGGTCGCACGCCGCGATCCCCTGCGGGATGGCCAATGGCAATTGGATGCCCCGTATGCGTTCGAGTTCGGCGGCAAGGAATTCGACCTGACGCCAACGTACTGGCAACCGCTGCCGGGACTGCCCCCAGGCGTCCGAAGCCGGGCGTCGATCTCGCCTACGTTTGCGTAGCGCGCGTAACCGCGCAGCCATAGACAGCCACCAGCGAATATGACACGCACGGCCCATGAGCGCCGTGATCACGCGCGGGGAGAATGTCCGCCTCCTCAAGCTGCTAGACGAACAACGCATGCGCGAGGAACGCGCGCGGCTAGAGGGCAGCCTTTACGAATTCTACAAGGCGGCCTGGGAAACCATGGACCCGTCGCCGTTCACTGACGGCTGGCATCTCCAAGTTATCGCTGAGCACCTTGAGGCCGTGAGTTACGGGTGGATCAGAAAGTTGTGCATAAATTTACCGCCTCGACATAGTAAGCCGGTCGCGCACGATGCGCTCGTATTGACCCGCAACAAGGGGCTCATCCGTCTTGACGAGGTTCTGGTCGGGGACGAGATCCTTACGCACCTAGGCAATTGGAAGCCCGTCCTGGCGGTTCATAGACAGGGGATTCTTCCGGTCGTTAGAGTGCTTACCGAGAGCGGGCGCGAAGTTGATGCTGCACCGGATCACCCTTTTCTAACGCCAAACGGATGGGTTGAGGCTGGCAAGTTGCAGCCCGATGATGTTGTCGGGGTTGTCCCACCCAGAACGACGTGTGGTGCCAACACGGTCTCACGTGATGAAGCGCGCCTGCTTGGCTACATTGTGGGCGATGGCAGCACTACACACAGCACCCCAAACATTACGTGCGCAGACGACGCCGAAACGTTAGACATCATCAAGTGCATCGAGGCCGTTGGTTTTGTGCCCAATGAACAAAGGTATAGAATAGCTTCAACAGGGTCTTGGCTACGGCGCGTGTCAATCAGATCGGCTCGCACAGCAACCGAACCTGGGCGTCGCACAAAGGGATATTTAGGCCCGGTGCGTAGGTGGCTTTCTTCCCACGGCCTAATGGGGTGTTCGTCCTATACGAAGATGGCCCCTCCCTGCATCATGCATGGCACTGACGACATCGTCGCCGATTTCATCGGCGCGTACTGGTCGTGCGACGGGTTCATTCAACTCAAAGGCCGCAAGAAAGGTGGTGGCGAGCGCGACGATCTGAACATCGGCTGCGACAGCGTGAATAAAGCGTTCATGCTGCAGATGCAGGTCTTGCTTGCGCGGTTGGGTATCAACTCGCGCGTTCGCAGAAAGACAATTAATCTCAAGACCAAGAAGCAGGGCGATACCTACACGTCATATACCTTGCTTCTACGTTCGCAAGACGATTGTTACCGATTCGCCCAGAAGATCCGCTTGTTTCATTCCAAGAGTGCGAGGCTTGAGTACCAGTACAAGCGTCGTTTCGACTTCGACCGTCCAATATGGGGGGATACCGTCGTGTCCGTTACGCCCGCTGGTGAAAAAGAATGCCTCTGCCTCACCGTCGCGGACGACCAGAGCTTCACGGCTAATGGAATTGCTGTCCACAACACCCTGCTCGTGTCCGTGGCCTGGAACGCCTGGGCATGGTGTCGTGAGCCGGATGAGCAATACCCGTTGCTTGGGCCTGCGGCCAAGTTCATGTGCTTGTCCTACGGCGACCAGCTGGCCATGGACAACGCCACGCTGGCGCACCGGCTCGTGACGTCGCCTTGGTACCAGCAGCGCTGGGGAAACCGCGTCGTCATTGCCAAGGACCAAGACGCCAAGAACAAGTTCGACACGACCGCCAGCGGCACACGGATATCGGGCTCGTTCATGGGTACGGTTACCGGCCGTGGCGCCGGTATCCGCGTCTATGATGATCCCCACAAGATGGACGAGGTCGAATCCGAGGCCGTGCGCGAGCGTGTGCTGCGGCTCTACAATACCACGCTCAAATCGCGCATCACCGACCCCAAGACGTCGGCCGAGGCGTTGATCGCTCAGCGCGGCCACCAAGACGATCTGTCCAACCACTTCCTGCGCGACCCGGACGTCGTGCACCTCAACCTGCCGGCCGAGTACGATTCCACGCGCCACTGCGTGACCGTGCTCAAGTGGAAAGAGGACGGCAAAACCCCTGAACTGCAGTGGGAGGACCCGCGCCGCAAGGATGGCGAGTTGCTATGGCCAGAACGCTTTGGCGCCAAGGAACTCAAGCCATTCAAGATCAACGCATACGAGTGGTCGGCGCAGTGGCAGCAAGCGCCTGTGCCGCGCGGCGGTGGCCTGTTCAAGGATGCGTGGTGGCAATGTTACGAAATCCCCTCAACCGGCGTGTACGAGTTTGGCGAACCGCTGTTCACGCTGGCATCGCTCGACACGGCGTTCAAGGAGAAAGAGGAAAACGACTACAGCGCGCTGACGGTATGGGTCGTGTACGACGATCCTAAGACGGGCAACCGCCGCATCATGATGACCGAAGCGTGGGCTAGAAAGTTGCCATTGCACGGCAATCGTGTGCCCCGCCATCAAGACGAGGACGACAAGCATTACATCCGCCGGGCGTCCAAGGATTGGGGCCTGTGCGAGTGGGTGGCGTTCACGCTGAGCAAGCGGCGTGTAAACACGCTGATCATCGAGGACAGCGCGCGCGGCCACGACGTCAACAACGAACTGCGGCGCCTCTACGCCAACCAGACCTGGAGCACACAGCTTGTGCCCGTGAAGGGCGACAAGTGGGTGCGTGCTCAGGCGGTGATCTCTATCTTTACAGACGAGATGGTCTATGCCCCCGGCGAGTGGCGGTGCCACGCACACCACAAGACCCATTGTCCCGCGCCTGAGTGCAAACAGGGCGGCGCCAACTGGGAGTGGCGCGACTGGGTGCAAGAGACCATCAACGAGCTGTCAGCCTTCCCGCACGGGCTGCACGACGACAGGGTGGACTCGGTCACCATGGCGCTGGCCTATCTGCGTCGCCGCGGGCTCGCGATTAGGCGTGAAGAACGGCAGGCCATTGAGGACGATCTGGCGCGGTATCGGAAGCCTCTAAAGCCCCTGTATTGAGATACTGGAATGCCTCAGTATCGGCATACTCGCCCAAAACAAGCCTAATTTGGATTGACGGCATGGGTGATTTCTGGTTGCCATCGGCAGTATACACACCCGCTAGTTTCCCAGGCGTTGCGTTGAGGCGTGTTGCAACCGCAACGGAGGCCACACTTGGCTGAAGACACCCCGTCCCTTTCGCTTGCGCCCACCGACCTCGTGGGCATCGTCCAGCGCGGCCTGCGCGACCTCGATGCCTACTGCATGCGGCCTGCAGAGACCGTCGATCCCGATGTGATTCTGGGCTACATGGGCCGGCTGGCTGAGTTCGTGCAGAAGCTGCCACGCATCCAGTATGCTGGGAACGGCGCGGCTGACGGTGCCGAGGCACGGGCCAACTGATGATCCGGGTGCTCACCCTCACCAAGGACGCGGCGGTGGGGGCCGTCGTCAAGATGGACGGCAAGCGCTGGGTGATCGCCCACATCGGCGAGATCGACGACCAGAAGCGGGTCCTGCTGACCTGCAAGCAGGGCACTAAGATCCACGCACAATCGTTGCTGGCAGTGGTTGCGTAAGCACTTAGGGTGGCGCGCCAATGGCGGCAAAGAAGCGCAAACGCGCCGTGGGCGGCGGCGTGAGCGATATCCTTCCAGACGCCATGCCACAAGACGTCGAGATCGCCATCACCTCGGATGGCGATGCGCCCGACGCCGTTGATCCCAGCAAGCCCATCGAGATACCGCTGGCGGACGGCTCGCTTGAGATCGACCTGAACCCCCAGCAAGCGTCGCCCAAAGACACCAAGTTCGACGACAACCTCGCCGAGGTGTTGGACTTCGCTGTCCTCAACGATATCGCGCACACCCTACTTGAGGCCATCGACGAGGACGATGCCGACCGCAAGGAATGGCTGCAGCAGCGCGCGGATGGCCTGACGTTGACGGCCTTGGGGGGCGTCGAGCGCCCCGGCACCAACGTGGGCAGCAGCACCGCAGCCGTGGATGGCCAGACGCGCGTGCGCGACCCGTTGCTGGGCGAGGCCATCGACCATTTTCAGGCCATCAGTTACGCGGAACTGTGCCCGGCGAACGGCCCGTGCAAGGCCGTATACTACGGCCCCGAGACTGGCGACGCCGACAAGCTGGCCGAGGATTTCGAGAAGGATTTCAACTACTACCTGTCGTCGGGCGCCAACGGCACGGCAACCGAGTACTACCCAGATACCCAGTCCATGCTGTGGTGGGTCGGCTACGCGTCAGGCATGTTCAAGAAAGTGTATTCGTGTCCAATCCGGCGCCGCCCGGTCTCTGAGAGCGTGGACGGTGAGTACCTGATCATACCCTCGAACGTAACTGACCTCGATAACGCCGGCCGCATTACGCACGAAATCAACATGCGGCAGTCCGTGATGAAGCGGATGCAGCTGCTGGGTGTCTACCGCGACATTCCCCTCACCACGCCGAACCCCACCCCGTCGGTCCTCGAACTCAAAAAGGCCGACATGACGGGTATGGACCTGAACCAAAACCGGCCCGAGGACCAAGACTACACTCTATACGAGTGCTATTGCGAACTCGACATTCCCGGGTTCGAGCACAAGGACAAGGGCAAGCCCACGGGCCTGCCGCTGCCGTACCGCGTGGTGATCGACAAGGATAGCCGGCAAATCCTGGAGATCCGGCGCAACTGGCGCCATGATGACGAGGACCAGAAAGCCAAGATACCCTTTGTGCTGTTCCCGTACGCTACGGGCCTGTCGATCTACGGTACGGGCTTGTTGCAGCGGTTGGGCAATCAGGCGGAGGCCCTGACCGCCGTACAGCGCGAACTGCTCGATGCAGGCATGTTCGCGAGCTTCCCCGGATTTATATTCGCCAATCAGGCGGGCCGCCAACTCAACAATAACTTTCGTGTGCCCGCAGGCGGCGGCGTTCCATTCGAAATGGGCGGCGCTCAGGACATCCGGCAAGTGTTGATGCCGCTGCCCTACAAGGAGCCCAGCGCGGCGCTTGTGGCCCTGCGGCAGCAGATCCGGCAGGAAGCCCAGCAGTTCGGCAATACGGCCAATATCGAGGTCGGCGAGGGCCGGCAAGACGCGCCGGTAGGCACGACTCTGGCCATGCTGGAGCAAGCCACCAAGGTCATCGCGGCCGTTCTCAAGAACCTGCATGCTGCGCAAAAGCGCGAACTCAATATGCTCAGGGACCTGTTCAAGGAGGACCCGGAGGCGTTGTGGCGCGGTAACCACCGCCCGGCCATGGGTGCGGACCAACAGGCGCGGTTGGCGCGCTGGCGGCAGGCGCTTGAGAACTGCGACTTGGGGCCGGCATCGGACCCCAACGAACCCACGTCCATGCACCGGCTCGCCAAGGCGCAGACGCTGTTGCAGCTGACCATGGGCGACCCGACGTTTGATCAGGTCGCCGTCAAGCGGCGCGTGTTCGCGATGTTCAAGATCGACGATTTCGACGCGTTGCTGAACAAGAACGGCCCGCAGCCCGACCCGATGATGCTCGCGCAAATCCAGATGAAGGACCGCGAACTCAAGCTGAAAGAGTTCCAGGTTGCGCAGAAGGCGCAGAACGACCAGCGCCAGCTGCAATCCAAGGAGCAGATTGCGGCCATGCAGATTGCCGCCAAGCAGGGCGGCCAAGACGACCCCTACAAGGGCCAAGAAATGGGCCTCAAGCAGCAGGCCCTTGATCTGCAGGCCGGTAAGCTCGCCGTGGACAGCCACAACGCGCAAGCCGACCGCAAGAGCCGCGAGGCCATCGAGGCGATGAAGATCGCCCAGACGGTTGGCGTGCACCCCGAGGCCGATGGCGTGGTGGACCAGCAGCTGCAAGAGATGAAGCCGTTCCTTGCGCCGGCCACGGCAAATGGGCCGGCGCCATCGATGTCGGACGGTGGTGCGGTGCCAGAAATCCTCCCCCCCGATCCAGATATCGATTTGGCCATGGCGATTACGCAGTTTCTGCGTGACTACAAACCACGGAACAGGTAACCAATTAGCCTTCTGGTGCTGCGTCGGCTTGCGAACCCCTAGGACCGCACCATGAAGAATCTCCGCGCCACAGCAAAATCCAGTATGGCCGCCAAGCTCGCCCGCTATTGTGGCGGCGACGTCAAGCGTGTGCAGAAGGGCATGCCGTCCCGCGATGGCAGTAAGGGATACGCCAACGGCGGCGGTATCAGCGATGAAGACGAGGGCGATATCGACGGCGTCGGGGCCAAGCCCAGCATGAGCAAGCCCGGCCGCACCAAAGGCAAAGACAAGGACAAGAAGGGCGGCACCAACGTCAACGTTATCATCATGCCAAAGGAGGGCGGTGCGCCCGCAGGAGCGGCTATGCCGCCCGGGCCTCCGCCGCCCCCTCCTGGCCCCCCGGGGCCACCCCCAGGTGGGCCGCCAATGCCCATGCGCGCTCGCGGTGGCCGTGTGGCCGTCAGCCTCAAGAAAGATGGCGCGGGTGGCGGCCTGGGACGCTTGGCCAAAATGAAGGCCTACGGCCCGAAGCCCGGTAAGGCAGAAAGCTGCTAATGGCCAAAGCCGAGCGCAAGATTGAAGCCGCCGAGCCTGCGCCTGTTGCAGTGCCGGCGGTTGCCGAGGCGAAGCCGGTTGTTCATTGCAATGCGTGCCGACATTGGGAATGCCAGTGGAAGCCGATGGCCAATGTCGGTCAGTGCCGCAAGGCGGCTAAGTTCGGCCCGATGACGGTCTGGACCACAGACTTGACGACCTGTTCGCACGCTGAGGCGGTATGATGCACACCGCAGATTGCGCCCTACCAACGAGCCCGTGCAATGAATGTGGGCTGAAAGTGGCTGCCTTCTGCGCCGCCCTGACTGCGCTATGCGCCCAGTACGGCTATGGGATCAACGAAACGGCGACGATCTTCGTTATGGAAGAGGAGGACCGCCTGCACTCGTACCAGATCGACTTGGAAGGCAGGCTTATCCGTCTTTAGTCCTGGCCCGGGACCCACGATTACGGCTGGTACCTCACGTGACGGGTTGTCCGCGTACCTTACTGTCGAGTCGCATACCAATAAGGTGTCAGCCTGCGGCATCCGCGGCTTTTGCCCCACCAGTTTCCCGCCCGAGCCAGAACGTAGGGTTCGTAGCAAACCGCGGGCGTATATGCAAACCGAGGCGTGACTTATGAACAGCTACGAGAGCGCCGTTGGCCAACTGCTCGTGCGCAAGGTCAGCGAAGTCATCACGGATAAGATCGCGGCCATGGAGGCGGGGAATTTCATAAACACAAGTGACCCTAACGCCACAGCGATCACATACATTCAGCATGTCGAATGCATACGCACATTGCGTTTGGCCTTAGACATCTGCAAACAGGTCGAAGCTGATTTGCGCAAGGGATAAGTGCAGCGTTCCCGGTATCGGTGGAGAACGCATGGCTAAGTCCAATCTTTACAAACTGGCGGATATGAGTGGGCCCGAGGCCCAGAAGAAATCTATCTTTCACGACCTCGGCGACCTCAGTCGATACCAGATCCTCGATGACGACATTCTGATCGCCACGTACGCCAGCAGCAACGTCATCGCGGAGATCAAGGGGCCTGACGGCAAGCCCATCCAACTCTTTGGCACAGACAACCTCAAGAAAGAGAACCAGTACCAGAGCAAGGCGGGCCTCGTGGTCGCGGTCGGCCCTACGGCGTTTCGCTACCACAACAATGGGCAACCGTATGAGGGGTTGAAGGTGAAGGTCGGTGACTGGGTCGTCATCCACCCCAACGATGGCCGCGAAATCTTCCTGAAGGACTTCACCAACCCCAGCATCAAGGAACGGGTTGCGTGCCGCAAGGTGCACTACTCCAGCATCCTCATGAAGGTCGACGACCCCCGCCTTGTGTACTGACGCAACGCGCCAACCCAGAGAACACCATGACAGCAGACAGATTGAGCGGCGACGACGATATGCTCGTCGATATCGACGCCGAGGTGGCAGCAGCCAATGGCTGGACGTCGTTGTTGGCCGATGATGAACCGGACAAACCAACAAAGGACGAGCCCAAGAAAGATGCCGTCCCTGCGGTGTCTGCAGAGGATCTGGAAACAGCGCGTCGTGCAGCCGCGGAAGCGCAAGCCCGTCTTGAGGCGCTTACGAAGACTACCGAGACGGAACGGGCCGCGCGCCTAAAGGCACAGGCAGATGCCGACCGCAACCAGACTTACGCTGTCAACGCGCATCTCGCGCGTACGCAGGCGAACCTGGACCGCGTGAAGGCGGACCACGATTCGTTTGATACGGCCATCAGCCAGTGGAAAGCTCAGGCCGACATGGCCGTGCAGCAGATGGCCTCGGCCGCCGAGAACGGGGACTGGAAAGCGCACGCCAACATGCAGGCGACGCTTGCCGAGGCGAAAGCCACTGTCGCACAGCTGGAGGCGGGCCGCGCGGGCGCCAAGGCGCAGATCGACAAGGCCGCGCGTGAGCAGGAGGAGGCTGTCATCCTGGCCCAAGAGGCCAGCAAACGTAAACCCGAGCCGGAAACCGACAAGAAAACCATCACGCCGGACGAACTGATCGGCCGTGTGCGGCAAGCCATCGGCAACCCAGGCGCCGATTGGCTGCAATCGCACCGTGAGTTCACCACGGACGAGCGCATGTATCGCAAGCTGCAGACGTTCATGGAGGACTGGGTGGACCGCAACGGCGAAAGCGCGTTGCGTACGCCCGCGTTGGCTGAGGCGTTGGACGCGCGGTTCTTCCCAAAGCCTGCACCTAAGACGGAGGATGGCGACGTGAGCGAGGAAGAGGAAGCGCCACGGCGTGCGGCCCCGGCAGCCCCGGTATCTAGGCAGGGCAATAGTGCCAGCCGTTCGCCCGGTTCCCCGGCGCCGGCCGGTAAGGTCCGGTTGTCGCCGGACGAGCAGGCCACGGCGCTGCAAATGTACCCGGAGATGTCGCCGGCTGATGCTCGCAAGCGCTACGCTACCAACAAGGCGCGGCTGCAGGCTGAGGGCCGTCTGTAAATCCTGATCGCGTACGCGTTCAACCCACAGGGAGTGTAGCCACATGGCTCGTCAACCCGCTGCTAAGTCTGCTCCGGCCCCCAAGCAAGCAGCGCCTGCTGCTGCACCGGAACCGTTTATCCCGCGCGATGGGCGCGCCGTTGTTATCGGCCGCGATGGCAAGCCGCAGTTCCGGCAAACGGGCGTGGGAGGCGCCGGGCAAGACCCGTACGCGCTCGCCAACGGCCTCGCGCCACCGGACTACGTCTACGAGTGGAAGCGCTATTCCACGCTCAATCAAGTAGACTTCACCTATCAGGCGGCCGTCGCCCGTGTGGGTGGGTGGGAGGTCGTGCCGGCAGAACGCCACCCAGGGGTGTGGCTACCCGTAGACGCCAAGGGCGCCATCATCATCGATGGGCTGATCCTGATGGAGCGCCACCGCGCGCTGCACGCCGAGGCCAAGGCCGAAACCGACCGCGCAGCCAACATGGCCGTGCGCAAGGCCAAAGAGGAACGCGCACTGGCACCGCGTAGCGCCGGCATCGATACGGATACGGCCGCAGCCCGCAACGCATCGTTTGTCCGCGAGGGGCGGTTGCTTGATGGCGGCGTAGGCAAGGATGGCGTTTCGGATGCCGAAGCGCTTGCGCAGACCCGTGCCAATTACTCGTACGACCGACAAACAATAGATTAAGTGTCCCGCGTCGCAGGAAGACACAGTGCAGAGGGCGCCCTGACGAGGCGCCCTTTTTTGTGGGCAATATGCAACACCAAATGAGATGCAGAAAATAATTGCAGAATGCTGTTGACGCGAGAAATGTATTCTGTCAGGCAATTGAACATCCAATTGTTAAGGTGTACCCGGCAGAAACGCGAGCCCTCATGGTTCGTGTGATGGTGTCCAAATCGCCACGGGAATGTTCCGCCCCGCCAGTCGTACTGGCTGAGTAACGGTTAACGCCGAAGAGGGTGTCAGCAACACGGAAGTCGCGCCTTGTGCGCAGGCTTACCGTACCGTTTTAACAACGGCGCTGACACGGTGGAACCTCTTGCGCGTTGCAAGCCCCCAAGCGCCGACCACATAGGTGGCTTGGGACAATGGCGAACGTCAACGCACCTTTCGGTCTGCAGCAGCAACAGTCGGTGATCGGCGCATCGCCGTCGTTCGGCATGATCTACCGGCAGATCGCCTACAACGACAGCACGAAGATTTTCACAGGCGACCCGGTCAAGCAGCTGAATACTGGCTACATCGCGCAGTGGACGGCCGCAACCGAGGTATCACAGCTGATCGGCATCTTTGCCGGTGTTGATTATCTCTCCACCATCAACGGCAAGATGGTGTCGTCGCCATTCTGGCCCGGCGCTGACGTCGCATCCACCGCCCAAAGCACCATCGTCGCCAAGATCATCCCCTGCAACCTCGCAACGCCCAGCGTCTTTAAGGTGCAGTCGGACGCTACGGGCGTAGCTTTCGCCGACATCGGCATGAACATCGATGTGGCCCTCGGCACGGGCAACACGACCACCGGTCAATCCGGTTGCTACCTGAACCTCGGCACGATCAACACCACAGCAACTCTG